TTATTTCTTCCAAGTCTTTTATTCTTTCCTCTAGTCTTTTTATGATCTCTTCAAGATCATTTGAACCTCTTTCCATACTTGACATTATAGGACATGTGTCTTAAATTGTCAATTATGGCAATAAAAAGATCACTAACATCCATGCAAAAGAGGTTTGCGCAATTACTTGTATACGGCGATCCTGAAACAGGTAAAGCTTTGAGTAAGTCAGAGGCTGCAAAAATGGCAGGATACAGCTCTAATAGAAATAATAGAAGTGGGTATGAACTTACGAACCCAAGAATACATCCATCAGTTGTTAAATACATTGAGCATTTAGAAGAGGAAATGCTAGAAAAACACAAAGTAACCAAATTAAATCACCTCGCACAACTAGATAGAATTAAAGAACTAGCTATTAAAAAAGGTAACATGTCTGCTGCTCACAACGCTGAAAAATCTAGGGGTCAAGTTGAGGGACTATATGTCAATAGATCTTTAATTAAGACTGGAAAACTTGAGGACATGACCAAAGAGGAGCTAGATAGAGAGATTAAACAAACTGAAGAAGATTGGGCATTAATTGCTGCTCCAGATAAGACTACAACTTCTGAATCTTCTTCACCCACTGACGAGGAATCATCGTCCGATCCCCAAAACTAAAACTACCGTCGTCTTCTCGATCGTAAGAAGCAAATAATTTAATTGATTTTTTATCTTTAGAGTACAACCAGCCTTCATTAACAGGTCGGGCTAGTTTCATTTTATCAAACTCTTTTTCAGTAGCCCAGCCCGAATCACTCACACAGTCGATCCACTCCACTCGGACTTTAGGATAAGGTATATCGGGAGTTATAGAGGCAATAGCTTTTCTTCTTTTCCTAGGCATAACCCCTTATATCAGCTTTCTATAAGGGATCTAGAAAGTTTTAAGTTACAGAGACAAAAATGAAACGTTTCGCGGAAGGCCTTTCTGTATAGTGACAAAATAATTTGTCTACCTAAACATGATTTGTCACCTAATTTGTCTACCCTAAAGTCAATAAAATCAACACTTCTAGACCAAAACGACAAAAAGACACTTTTTACTCTCTGCTTTTTTTCTAAAAATTTTTTAAACTTTTTAGATCCCTTATATAAACTAGTCTGCCTTATTTTTGCCGTAATGTCGCCTTAATGCTGCCAATCTATCTTCAGCGTTTGAAATCTTTTGTAACATTTTGTCAACTTCACCTAAGATATCTGTATGCTCTGGGATGATTAGGTTATGCTCGTTGATTGCATCTATTCTATAGATTGCATCCTCTATCTCCGCCTCGTATCTTTTCATTAAAGCTATAAACATTTTATCGTTCATCTTTCAACTCCTTGTATATTTGTTTCCAATCTTCCACTGTCATTTCTTTCTTCAGCTTTTTTTCATCAAACTGTAACTCGTGATACATGTCTAATCGTTTAAGAAACTTGTGCTTCCAAGACCTCAAATCAGATCCCTCTACCTTAAATTCTTGGTAGTACAGATCTGGGGTGCATATCATTATAACACCCTGTTCTATACTAGACCCGTGTACATAATCATGAGCCATGGCGTATGCTGCGATTTGTAGTTTGTAGTCGTCTATCCAGTCCTCTCTCTTTGGACGATTAGATTGTTTAAAATCAACTATGGTATCTTTCCCATTATGCACGCAGACTAAATCGGTTTGGCCTGCGTACAGTCCTGGGTAATACATGGTGACCTCCGATCCATAGTATTCATCGACTGGAGCTAGGCCTATCTCTATTACTTTCTCGGCCATGGCTTTCGCCTGCTTACCTGTATCTGTCAAATCCGCGTATCCTATTCCTTCAATATATGATTCGAGATACTTGTGCATAGCTGTTCCTCTCACACTCGATAAATTCTTTATGCGTTCAGCTTCTTTTTCACCAACTTTAGCTTTCCAATTTTTTAAGAATTCCTGGTCCTTGGTCCGTGATAAAATAGTCGTGACACTCGGCAACACGTGACCAGCAACGTCATAGACCCGTGATCCTTGGTCCGTGATTTGTTTTCCATTGACATAGCTATATTTACTATTTTTCTTTATTTTTCGACCAATGTTATGATACTCCTCTAAATCTTTATCACTCATCACCATTATAAAAACCTATTTATACAATAATAAACTAATAATGCGGCAAGAACAAAGCAAAGTATATTATAACCAAACATACCAAAACCAAACGCAGTTGTCATTTATTTACACTCCTTTTCCATTTATTATAACCTTTTATCCAACTCTCTTCTTTTTCTTTTAATATTCTACCATAGTTAGGCCATCCAAAGTCATCGTGTGATTCGTCCTCATACCTCCAACGTATGACACCTGTTGATGGGTTACGTTCAAATATTTTACGTCTCATAGTTTTTCTTTTAATTCTTTTAAATACTCTTCGTCTTCATTATTTTCTTTTACGAGAGAACCTTTTTTAATTTGATTCAAGGGCGCTGAATCATGGACATTACCGCTAACAGATACACGTACACAGTCAGACTGAAAAGGGCTTACCCAGTGCTTTAACCACGCAGGAAAGATAAACATATCTCCTTCTTTAGGAAAGTAAGACTGATAGCTTACACAGTCTCTAGGACCTTCTCCCCACATAAACTGTATGCCTCCTGGTCCACATGATCTACCCTTATATTCTTCATTTTCTTTCTTTAACGGGTCAGGGATAGATAAGTATACAACAAAAGATAACTTACCATCATGATCGTGCGGTGGGTTAAATTCATTAGGTCTTTGAAAGTTACACCACAAAGCAGTCAACGCATACTGTGGTTTACTATCGTATTTTTTATTCTGATATCTTTGGAAGCATTGATCATAAATACCAAGATACGGCGATAGGTATGGTATAATTTTATCTCTAGACTTATCACTGTAACCAGTTTCTTTTCTAATCTGTCCTGCTAGTTTACCTCTATAATCTTCTTCATTCTTTTTAGCTTCTTCTAACAATATTTTTTTAAAATCATCTAATATTTTTACTTTTATTAAACAAGGTCCCCAGTTGTATGTGGCTACCTCTACTTTTACTTTCTCGTCTTCTTTATTAGTCATCTTGTCCTCTCCTTATGATATAATATCTATAAAAGTTTTTATCTTCAAAGTAATCGTTAATAACATCCGATGGTATTTGATCAGTTACAATGCAATCATAAATATTTTCGTAATCTTCTTTTTTTACTTTCATTCTAGTGCCATGGCCTCTCTATAAGATTCAAGATCCACTACCTTACCATCAAATATTTTACCATCATAGTGGTCAATAATTTTTTGTATCTTATCTAATTTAACATGAGCATATGGCCATATCAAACAAGCCACATAATATGCTTGTCTAAATCTTACGGTGTACGTCCATCTATCTTTCCAATGTGCTTTGACACTTGGTGATCTGTTTCTCTTTCTAACTGTGCCAACTTTCAATGTATCGTGAATCCATCTTAATATAGATTGATTTGTCATTTCAATGCGCATGGTTATTTGCATCGCATTTGTTGTGTATTTTCCTCTTTTCTCTTTTCGTCTTTTAAAATCTACACTGCCCTCGCCATCAAACAAGCCAGCAATGTAAGCCATATCAGTGTCTTTCATGTGTAATTATCCATCTTAATGTTGAAGTCATAGGGTCAAAACCATCAAACTCTAACTTAGTGCAACTTGTTAGAAAAATGACCATCATTAATAAGATCAGTCCTTTCTTCATATACTTCTCCCTCTGAGTCACACACCCAACATTGATGCACTTGACTATTGTCTCTAAAATCTATGGATGTATTACCTATTGCAACTCTTACATAACCGTTGCCATGGCAATTATCACAGATTTTTTTCTTTAAGTTATTTAGTTTTAATTTTCCCATTATACTTTTTTGCTTTCTCGTTTGCTATTGCTTCAATAGTTTTTGATACGGATAATTTTGCATCGGGCAATAATACCTTTGATAACGCTTCCAAAACCCTGTATGTTTCTTTTGTTAAAGAAACATTTTTGTATTTACTCATATCTGTCATGATTAGTTCCTTTCATATTGTGGGTTAATATAGGATAAATTATAGGATTGTCAATGAAATTTTTATTAACTTTAATTATGTGTAGTTATACTGAGGCTACTTGTTTGCCACCGTTCACACACCCTGAAAAATTTAGGGACGCCTATGATTGTTTATTAAAAGGCTATGATGAAGCTGATAAGAAAATTAAGGAAATAGGTAGAGAAGATATTAATAAACACCAAATATATATTAGATTTACGTGCACTCAGATTGACAGCGTTTAAAAATTATGTTAATGGGTTAATTTTCCCATCTTTAACCTACTCCTTCTTTTCCCTCTTTGGAGTAGGTGTTTCTTGATCCCACATCCGAAGAAGTACAACTGCAGGTAGTAGTAAAAGACTACTCACACATATGGCCTTGAATAGTTCCACGACCATCTTTTAAATACCATCCATTTTTAAGGTTATCATCAAATTCTTTGTACTCTGCAATAGCTTCTCTATGATCATCACCAAACGCTAAACATTCATGTACTGGCATCTCTCTTGCAAGATCATACCTTTCTTGTATTAGAGTTCCGTCGAATAGAAGTACTAATATTATTAGCGTCTTTGCCATATGCCCATCTCCTAACTTTTTTATACCAAAGATTTTTGTAATAGGGATCCTTTGTTTTATTCCAAAGGTTTGCTATTTCATCAATCTTCTTTAGCGTCATAAGATTTAGTGCCCCACTTTAAAACATTTTTTAAACCAGGCGCGTTTATTTGTATGTCAACACCATATGATCTCCAAGCCTTTTTTACAAGATTTAATTCTAATAATAAACTAGACCATTGTTTTTGAGAAATGCCTTTAGGTTTGAGCGTTATTATCTTCTCTTTCATGTTTTATTTCTTCTAGTCTTTTTCTTAATTTAACTTCTCTCTCTGCAAGAAAAAGTTTCATGTCTGTTATCTCTATTAACTTAGACAAGATATTTGATTGTTCTATTATTTTATCCATTAATTTGCTCCTTTCTGTTTTTTAAACTCAAAAAACTCTTTTAAGTCTTTAATTTCTTTTATAATTTTATATCGATCGTATGCACTTTTACTTGCGTACGTGGCTGTATCATAGACTTTTTTATCACTATCGTAAAAGTGAACTGTTGGAATCCCAACATTAGGCATATCATTCAACTCTTTTTTTGTTGGAACTTTTATTTCTTCTTCGGTATAAAAAATATGATCTGGTGTCATGTTAGGCATATTCTTTTTTAAAGATTTTGTTATGTCTACAATCATATCTTTAAATGGTTTTTTCTTTAAAACTCCGTACTCTTCACTGTGTTTGTCATATACTATTTGCATTTTTCCTCCTAGTTGTAAAATAGTTCATTTATTGATTGTCTATAAGTGTTTAGAACACTCTGATGATCGTTAAAAAAATCTTTAACTTCTTCAGGGGTCCAATCTGTTTTATAGATAATTCTACGATGAGATTTTATAAAAGCTTCTTTAGCGACTTTTAAAATATCATAGTTTAAGTCGTATTTAATAGTTCGACCATTACCATTCGTTTCAGTATTACTTTCTTCAATGTCTGACGAAGGTTGTGGTTTATATTTTAATAGATCTTCATCACTCATATTAAGTTTCAAATCTATTAATGATAGACACTCTTCAACTTCTCTTAAAGATTTTCTTCCAAAGTTTGGTGTTCTTAAAAGACATTTCTTTGAGCTTTTGACTAGATCTTTAATAGTATGTATTTCTGAATACTTTAAGGCATTCATAGATCTAATACTAAGTTCTAGTGCATCTATTGATTGATCTAAGTTGGTCATTAGTTTTCTCCTGTATGTTATGGGCAGTTATTAATGGTGATGCCCAGCACCAATATAATATAGGATATTATTTGACGTTTGTCAACGCCCTTGACCTCGATATTTTTTATAATTACGTTTTTCTGATTTATTCATACGTTTTTTATGTCTTCCTATCTTTGGTTTTGATCTTTCTATATATGTATTTACGCCAAACTTACTCTTTTTTGCCATCGCCAAAGTATCCGTCAACCACAGATTGTAATGTAGTTTTTTGTAAGTGAGGTATGTATCTTATACAACCATTCACATGTTGCTCTAAATCTGCACCACATGTAATACATCTAAAATATTGTCTAGTTAGGCCTACCAACATTGTATATTCATCACAAGTTGGACAAATACCATTAACTATCTCAGTATGAAATCTTATTGTTTTTTCTGTCATATATCCTTTTACTCTTTATCACTTTTCTTTTAAAATGTCTAAGTTGCTTTGCTACTGGATTTCTTTTTTTGTTAGACTTTTTCATTTGAGGTGAAGTTTCTTGATACTCTTTTCACCCATGTAGATCTCTGTTTCTGCTTCACTACGTATGCATTTGTAAGATATGTTTGGATTAAATTCACGTTCTGCTATACGACGTGCACGTAAACACTCTGCCATCGATTCTTGTATTCTGTGTTCCTTGATCTCTCCATCCCAAAACATCAGCAGGGCTACTACAGTCTCTATCATTTTTTCTCCTTGTAATTATCCAATGTAATAAGACCAGGGTTTTCTTTCATGTATTTTTCTTTCAATACAGTCCAATAACTTACTTTTGGATCAAAATCTCTTTCAT